CACATCTTTATCTACATTGTCATAAACTAACTCTCTATAATCCTTTGATGGTAAAACCACTAATGGTATAGGTTGTTCTGGTTTACTAACACTTTGTACATCAACGCCAGCTAATGTTTTAATCAATTGTCTAATTAGAGTAAATGAAGCCAACATACCTAAAATCGTAAATAAAGTTACTATCTCAAAAGTGAACAACTCATCATTAAATAGAAACTTCCATCCAAACTTCTGAAATAGATATTTTGCAAACACATTTCTACTTCTTGAAAAGTAATTCTTAAAAACAAAGTACGACGTATATCTCCAAGTCGGACAAGTATTCAAAGAATAAATTAACCATCCTAAACCCAAGAATGGGTTACACCAACTCAAACCAACAAAATAAGAACAATCCACCAACAAAGGTGCTATACTCACCCTCTCAACATGTACATGCTTCATATAATAGGTCTTAACAGGATAATAACAAATCTCTAATAACAACAATAGAGTAACAACCCCATTTATACCAAGCCACTGATGTACACCTAACATAAACAATAACAACACTATTTTATTCAACAAGACAGTTTTGTTGTATAAGTCAATGGCCATTCTTACATAATACTCTTTTTGCGAAGTACTAAGTTGCCCTATACCTCTTCTTTGTTGTCTCAAATACAAGAAACCTGTGGTGACATAATCCATCACCACACCTTCTCGCACTACTGGGTCGACAACTAGAACACTTCGACTCACTATTTGCTTAGTTATCTCAGATTGACTCTTATACGTATTCAAATTACAAGCACATCGTAACTCAATACCATGCAAAGGTGCTCCAGCAGAACAACGTTCCACCACTGTAGCATTCTCTCTCTCAATTACATCTCTAAAATTCTTATACTCAATCGCAAAGAAAACAAAAAATTTCTTCCAACTACTAAAGGTATGGGTAACCTTAGGTAGACAATTAATTACACTACCACTGCTTTGCATATCTCCATATTGAATAAAAACTAAATCATCCTTATTGTAATTAGTCTCAAAATACTTCCATGGCTCTACTTTCTCGTTAGCTGCTAGAGCTTTACAATTCTCCGTAAACTCAACATGAGCTATCTTAAGACGTCTGTTCAACTTTTCAGCTTTCTGAGACTTTACCAAAGTATACGTTTCTGCATTCGTTGATAGAGCAACAACTCTAGGAAAGATCTTAGCATCTGCCTTCTCTTTTAAATCAGCACGAGGCATCACCAAATCACTAGTGTCAACAGCTCTCTGTAGCATTCCTACCATATCTTCTCCTTGGATATACTCTTCTTTAACACCTAAAGCATCGTTATAGTGTAACACAAATACATTATTATCATATTGTTGATATTTAGCACCAACTTCATAATCTAATGTTGCATTCATATGACAACCATCTTTTTGAATAATTCCCATATGCGC